TCTTAACGTACATAACCGGAGTTTACTCCAGTCCAGTGACCGCGAGAGGTTCTCAGTCCTTTTAATAAAGAGAATCGTTCCTTTGCTACCAACATTAGAAATTCTAATGCGACATGCTTCAGGCCTATGACGGTTTGAATTTAGCACCTCCGAAGAAGGCCAATTATGACAGTTTTGGAATTTAGACAAAATTACATTCCTATCTAAATGCTTGCTACCGGTGCCTAGCCATATAGCAAGATTACAAAGCTGGGATGGTGATCTTATCAGCCGGCCATACTCTGTTACAGTATATACTCCCCATTAGGGGAATATGTCCTTTATTAATAGAAATAAAGCAGAAAAATACAATATATATGTTATATAATTTAAACGTTTTTAAAATGATTTAAATTGATTATATTCTTCCCCTATTGGGGTCACCTTCCGGAATTATGGCTTCTTGTTTTTGTTCGACGAGGTCATTAAGTTTCGAAAGTTGATAGTTGATTTCACCAAAGTCGCAATCTTCATCGATTGCTCGTTTGATTAAATCAGTAATTTTGAGGTTGCGTTCGAGCATTTCTGTTAGAATATCGCAATCACCTGTACCATCTTGTCTTCGTTGAAAGAAGGTGTTAAGCATGTTCTTGTGTGCTTTCAGGCGAGTGCGAGAATCCTTGAGAAAGTCGACTGCGAAGTCGGGTTTAAGGCCCTTAGTGATTTGCATCACTTGTGTTAATTGTGCTATTCTTTGTCCCATGAGTGCTATATCATCTAGCACCCATTGCCATAGGAATCCATAGGAAGGATCACCAATGTTTCGATCTGATCCTCGAAACTTCGGGTTGAAAAAGAAATAGGATGGCTGTTCATCCCCCATAAATGTACGTTGCGGGTTTGCGGGTGCCGCGGCGGTGTGATCTACGGGGATTTCCCAGTTGGATGAGGGGTTGTTCGAGTCGTTGTTCATTTTCGATTCGGTTGATTGCCTCTTGGATATCCTCAAGAAATTCGACGATAGACTGGATAGACTGTTCTTTCGTGTCCATTCGTGTACAGCCAAAGCAATACAGTAGGACTGATGGTGTTGTGTGGAACAGAGCTTGGGAGCAGACGATTGGGATATCGTTGAAGAAGATTTTCGAACTCTTTTTGGCGATGATGTTCGGATTCTAAATTGTGAATTTCCCTTTCGAGATTAGTCAAGTTTTGTTGAATTTCCAGATTTTGTGAGCTTATATTATTCATAACTGTGAGCTCTACAGTAATGAAGTGAACGCTGATGTTAGTAGCTATTGAAGAACGAAAGAATTTGTTTTAATCGTTCTTGGGACACGAACTGCTTGCCTGCCAGTCATCATGCCGTAATTGGAGGCGTTTGAGGTGAATTGGTCAGGTGAGTTGAGTCCAGCAGCCCTTGCTGCATTCCAATTTCTATCTGCGAGTTCACGTTGCAGATTAGTTTGGTTGTCGATTGCTTTTGCGGAAATCTTAGCAGATTCCACATCGGCTTTGGAGCGCATGTTTGTCGAAATGATGCCGGCTCCTCCACCAATAATGGAACTCCATATAGATCCCCCCGCTTGCATCGCAGCGCCAGCAACAGCTTGCATGTTGTCGCTCTTTGGTTTTGCTGGCTGGGGTGTATCGAAAACGGAACGGAAGTTTGATGAGTTAACGTAGTTTTCGTAATCGATACTTTCTTGTGGCCGTTGACCAGTAAGAATGGGCATTGCAGGTTTTATGATAATCGTAGACTTCTTTGCAATTCCGATCTACAATCTTTGAGTTGAAAGTAATGATGAGTAAACTAAAACATCCTTGCAGTGAAGTTGCAACGCCACTCCTCTGGCGTTTTGCATGTTGCTGTGCATTTCTTCAGAAGGCGCATAGTTCGATAATGAGATGACAATGGGGGAAGGGGAGAACTCATTGGCAGGTCTTGGATGTATCTCAGCTCGGCAGGTCCAGTCAAGGTGGAAGCAAGCATCAGGACATCTACTTCAGATGGATTTGTAGAGAGCATTCCATTGGGTTGAAGTCTGAGTTGTAGAACAGGTCCTGTAGTGCCTTTGACATAGACGTGGTAGATCTGAGACAATCCCACTGTTTTCTTTGCATCTTTCATAGACAGGGCAATGTTGTGTGTTTGCAAGTTGATGGTTCTTGCTGCCTGATTGATAAACAGAACAATGGACTCGAGTGGCAGCATGTTGGTTAGCGTTGAGTCATCGTTTTCAATTGTGCACTTTGAGATGTTGATTGGTGCAGTGACTCCACTACCTTGATAGATAGCTGTGTGTTCTTCGCCAACCGGACGGATTGGTGAATTTGAGAAAACGAGTGAAGCGGTATCAACAGTCCACCGAATTGATTTCGATTGCTGAGTGGTGTAGAGATCACCTTGCTGTTGTCGAGCCGAAATATGATATGAATCATTTTCGGAATTGAGTGCGATGTGCTCGATGTCAACAAGCCAATCTCCACTGCCATCGGTATCAAGTGACCCAAGTCCAGAGTAGGGTTTGTCGTTCCTGTAAGAATCTGATGCAAGTGCTGGTCCAAGCTTTCCTCCGGGAGTGACAGAGTATGTACGTTCACCACCTTGTGCATATGCATTTTTGAATCCGGTTAGAATGGAATGTGTAGTAGAAGCGCAAATTTGAAGACCATTTTGAGGACCTGCTGATAGGTCATCGCACCCGAGTTGGTTCAGGAAGTCATAACAAGCAGAGTTGTCAAGCCATCCATTACCACCAGGGGTGATAGAAGTGAGAGGAGAAAGTTGTGCCATGTTGAAGGCACCAGCAGTTTCCACGTAGAGTGAAATGGAAGCTGGACCCCCAGATTGCACAACTGGAGATGCGACGTAGAGAACATAGTGTCCTCCATAACTTTCAGGTGTTTCAGTCTCAAGGCTTTCCATCCAATGGAAGAGGATGTTTCTTTCTTCTGAGGCTTTGAATTCGACCCAGTCAGTGTTCTTAGGATCAAGATCAATATTAGGATAAGCAGTGAGAGTAGAAAGAGGGAGATTTACAACTTCGTTGTAAGAAAATTTTGGCGGAAGCCACCCAATTCTGAGTGAACCTCCATATTGGAATGTTGCCATTGAGCGAACTCTGATGCTCATTGTTCCAGTCCACGTAAGAAACATTTCAGAAAGGTGACTGATGTAGTCGTTGCAATTTTTCGGATGGATCTTAATAACGGCAAAAACATGTCCTGAGCGCATTGAGGCG